ATATGGCTTGATGCGATGGATAGCGCCGATCACTGTGCCTTTGGTTAATCCAAGCTGTTGCGCGATTTGCGATTGTCCCATGCCATCGTCATGCATTTGCAACATGCGCAGGACAAGCTCATCGTCTTTTCGGGTTGGTATTCTCATTTCAGGGCGTCCCGTGCGGCTTTGGCCATGCGCTTTCCAATTGGGGCGCAGTTTGGCGTTTCCATGGCTGCGATGCGCTGCAAATGTTCAGCGCGGCGAATAGCCTCGATCCATCCCCATGCCATTTCCCTGCGGGCGTGCGACAATAAACCGCCCGTGATCCAGTCGGCCAGTCGTTCACGAAATGTCATTTGCATCCTCCATTGTGTTGATCGTTCACGCCAAAACCTCCCAATCTTCCCAATCGCAATGATGGCAACGCCATTCGACCGCATCCTTGCGATGATACACCGACAGGCATCGTTGATCCGCCTTGGCGCGCGTATGGCTGCAATGGGGGCATGTGGTCTTCTTGCTGCCCGGTGGCGGTGGTGTGATGCCGCGCCACATCAGCGCCTCGCTTATGCTGGCCTCGATCATTTCAAACCCCGGCTGTCAGTCTTGGCGAAGCGGCTTGGCTTGCCTGTCTTGGCGCTCTTGGCCGATGTGTGACGATACAGGCCGATGTTGCTGCGGTTGTTGCCAGTGACGCGCTCCAGCGTCTTTAGATTGGTCAGGATGATGCAGGCCGTTCGCGTGTCGTGCATTGCTGCATTGGCAAACGTCGCCATTTGCTTGATGCTCCGTATTTCACCATCGCGCATCAGAAGTACGATCTGGTTTTGCAGCATGTCGATCTTGGCTTGTGATGCGATGTTGTGCGTATACATGCCCGGAGGCTGTCCGCCGGGTTTTTCCCCGTTGTTGCGTTGTTCTTGCTTGATGGTTTTTGCCATTTCCACAGCGATCCACGCCTCATCGGCTGCGGTTATCCGATCAGGCCGCACGGCAAATGGAAAGCGGCGAATGATGTCTGATGTGATTTGAATGCTCATGCGCCCGCCCCCACAGTGCTGTAGATCGTGATAACGCGCGTTTGACCCTCTGGCACTGATACAATTGACGGCGCTGCGATGTATCCCTCTGGCACGATCACGCGCATGATATCAGGTGATATGCCGTTGCCTAACTCCATCTCGATAAACGCATCAAACCCGCCAAGAGACAGCGTGAAATACTCGATGCTGTCTGAATGCACAGGCTCATTGTGAAACACCACCTCGGCCACTGCTCCCGGCGCTTTAGTCGGCTGCAATCGGACGTATGATGAGCCTTGGCCCCATGTGGTTTCTGATGGTTGGGCCATTGCCGAAAATGGCAGCATGGCCAGAAATATCGTTAGTTTGTTCATTAGCCTCTCCTTGGCTTTGCTCCCATGAAAAGCGCGCGGCGGGCTGGGGGAGGACCAGCGTTCGGGGATCAACCTAGCCGCGCTTGTATGTTGTGGCATGTCTTGGAACGTCACGCAACTGAAAAGTCATTCCTGCTCATTCACCATATTTTGCCACAATCATCCGCGCAGGTGCAGGAATGGATTATTTGCATTTATGCGGATTTATTCGGACACTTCCTGTCCGAAGAAATAGCAATCACTAAACTCTTGTTTTCTTAGGAGAATAGTAAAGGGGGGGGGGATGGGGGGGTATATATACACTTCTTCCCCCACCCCCTCCCATTCCATCTCCACCCCATCCTTGTCTGTTCTGATCTGCCGGAATAAATGGAATAAATGGAATAAATCAAAAAGACAAAAAAAATCAGGGGCTTAACCCCTGATTAAGCGTTTCGGATAAATGTCCGGATTATTCCCCAGGCACAAACCAAGCCATCCTCGGCCTGCCCTTCTGTCCCTCATTCACATTACGGCAAGCGATGCCCTTGTCTTGCACCAGCGCGTCCAGAACCTCCTGCCGCTTGCGCGGCTCAAGGTTTGCGAAGGCCCGGACGTTTTCGGAAAGCTCGCTGGCTGTGCATCCGCGAAGCCCAGCCGCCTCAATCTTGGAATAGACAGCCTTGCACGCAGCCTCAAACGGCCCGTCAGCAAGAGACTTGCGAAGCGCTGATACCGCACGCCCAGAATAGAAGGTTGCGTAGTCTATGGCCCATTGTAGGCTTGTGGCGCTGATATGTTCATCGCGGCGGGATCTAGAGACGATCAAAGCAATGCGCTGGGCTATTTCCTTAGTGCGGCCAAACATCGCCTCAAGCCCATATCGCTCGTGATCGTCCATCTTGCGAAGCAGATCAATGTCACAGGCGCGCAGAAGGTCGTGGCACTCGGGCGCAAAAGGAATGGTGATTGGCGCTGGTGCGATGTCGAATGTCTCGCCCGGCCCAAAGTTTCCATCCGATGCTGCGGCGCACTCTTGCGCCCAATCGCGCAGCTTCTCACCAACATCAACGCTGCGAACAATCCGCGAAGGCTGACGGCCAATGTAGCTTTCCACGATCACAAACCTGCCCAAGAATCCGTCGGTGACGTAACGGCTTGATAGGTTGTCATAGAGCGTGCTGGGCGTGGTCATGCTCATCAGCGTTAGGCTGGGGCAGCGCACCACCTTGTCCAGTTCTTTGGCCTGCTTTTCGGTAATGCCCATTTTTGAGTAGCCTTGCGGGCGTAGCGTGCTGGTCTGGCGGCCAAACACCTCCATCAGAATTGTCTGAGCGTCGGTTTTGTGGTGGTTGCCTGCGGCTTGGGCCGTTTGCAGCACGCGGCCAAGTTCGTCGATGATGCTCAAGTGCGTCGGCTGCGAGACAAGGGCGGAAAAGACGCCGCTGGCGCTGGTGTATCCGCTCGGGCCAATAAGATGTTCCAAATTTGCCGCTTCAAGCAGGCGCTCCAAAACTGTCTTGGCATGTTCCTTGCCAGCGGCTGACTTGCCGACGTTGACAAAGTAAAGGCCCGACATGTTGGATTGATCTGTAACCCAGCGTCGGCCCATGACTACAGAGCCAAAGGCTAGCGCGGCCTGAACGGCAAACTGCGGCTGCTCCTTTGGGGCTGTGGTGTTGTAATAGTGGACTGCCTCTTGAAGCACGCCTGGAACACCAAGCAGATGCTCAGGGATTTCTGACAGCGGCCCGGATGCTTCTTTTGGCTTGGCCATGATCTGGGCAGCCACCTTGCGGCCATGCTCGATCTTTTCAGGCTCGTAATCATGCAGCGGGTCAGATGAGACGTTGAGAAAATCAGCCGCATCCTTCACAGACTTTATCACATCCCCGCCATGCTCGTAATACGACCAAAGCTCAAAGGCATCGAATGTATGGGCGCTGTCGAATGGATCGGATGCGTGGTGGCTGTAGGCCCGGCCATCATCAAACAATACCACCCCGGCGAGACCGCTCTTGCTATTGGGCGACAAATATCTGCCGCGCGCGGTGGGGCGGTATCCATAGCGCACAAGAAGCTCGTGCATGTCGTGGGCATCATTGAAGGCATCAATGACGCTGGTGCGCTCACTCGGCGCGCGTGGTTTGCGCGGCGGCTGGAATTCCTTTGCTGGCGCCCAAGGGCATATTTGTTGAAGCTGCGGCCTAAAGCGATCCCACTCGGTCCAGAGCAACAGAAGCGGCGCGGGGATCTCGGGTAGCCCATCAAAGACGCTTGGCCCTGCCCATGTGTATGGGTTTCCTGTGTCCGGGTGAATCGACGGCGGCAAAACGTCCTGAACCGATCCGGCGCGCAGTTCAAACACAACCTCGGTTCGGCGCGGATCACCCTGCACCGGCCAACTGATCTTGTGTGTTTTGAGCCCATCTGGTGCGCGGAAAAGCACTTTACCTCGATCAGGACGACCGACGATTTTTGGTGCGGATGCAATGATTGCATCATAATCAATGCCGAGTGCTTCAAAGATCAGACGGGTGTGCTCTACATTGTCCACATCGAGGGCGCAGGTGCCTGACGGCCCGTGCAAAAGGCCCATGTTGTGCGATGGGTTATCGGTAAAATATGCATCGGCCTTTTCTGGATCAGATATGGCGCGCTCCGGCTGCTGCCAGCCAAAGGATGTTGGACCCTTTGTTCCGGCAGGCATGGCCACCAAAAACCATCCAAGTTCCGATGTGTAGCGCCGCGCAAATGATGCTGCGTCACTCATTGATCTCACCTTTCAAGTAATCTGACAGCTTGGTCAGCGTTGCCAGCGTCACGTTTTTGCCACCATCAGCGACGTGCTTTACGGTCGGATAAGATAGACCGCATCGCTCGGCAACAACAGTTAGTCGCCGGTCCCTAAGCATGGCCTGTATCTTGTGCAGTTCTAGCATTTTTGGCCTCGTTTTTTCAAATCATAAAAAACATCTTGCACATAATGCAATATTCTGCAAGTGTGCCGGTGTTGGATGTGAAAAAGAGAGGTTAGAATGACCAACGTGCAAGCGCTTGCGCGGGACTGGCTTGAAGCCAAACGCGCAGAAAATGCGGCCAATGCGGCTCGCATCAAGATTGAGGATCAACTGGCCCAAGCGCTGGATGTTCCAGACGAAGGAAGCAAAACCCACAAAATCGACGGCTTTAAGATTACGCTTAACCAGCCGGTGACGCGCAAGCTAGATGCCGTGGCTTGGGAAAAGGTGAAACAATATGTTTCCACCGATCTGGCACCGATCAAGATCAAGTTAGAGGCTGACGCGACTGGATGCAAATGGTTGGCGGCCAATGATGCAAAAACATGGCGCAAGATTGCGGCGGCGTTTGAAACAAAGCCTGGCAAGGTCGGCGTGAAAGTGGAGGAAGTGTGATGGCGATTGATCTCAAAAGCCTTTCAAAGCCCAAGGGCGACAGGCCGGTTATCATGACGATTTTTGGGGAGGCAGGGCTTGGGAAAACCACTCTGGCCGCAATGATGCCGAAGCCGGTGTTTATTCGGACCGAAGACGGCACAATGAGCTTGATTGGGAATGACGAGGTTGCGCTGTTTGATGTGGCAACTAGCACCAAAGAAGTGCTGGACCAGATCGAGGCGTTGGCCACTCAGGAGCATGAGTTTAAGACGGTGGTGCTAGACAGCATCACGCAGCTTGCCACCATGATCGAGGCTGAGATAGTTGCGGCTGATCCGAAGGCAAAATCCATTAATCAAGCTGGCGGTGGTTATGGGGCTGGATATGCTGCCGCCGCAGAAAAACACCGTCAGGTGCGCGAGTGGATCGGAGCTTTGGCATATGAAAAAGGCATGAACGTCGTGTTCATCGGCCACGCGGACACCGAGACGTTGGACCTGCCGGACCTTGATGCTTATGCGCGTTATACGGTGCGGATGCACAAGAAGTCATTGCCGCATTATACTGACAACGTGGATTTGGTCGGATTCATCCGCCTTAAGACATTCACGCGCGGCGATGGCGACAAAAAGCGCGCGATCAGCACGGGCGAGCGGGAAATCATCTGCCACCCGGTAGCATCAAACGTCTCAAAAAACCGCTTTGGCATCACAGCTCCAATGCCGTTCAGTTTTGAGACTGGCAACCCTTTCGAAAAATTTGCAGCGAAGTGAGGAGAAAACACGATGCAATTCAACGGATTTGACGCGAATCAGGTCGACCCGAGTGTGGTATATGAACCGTTGCCAGCAGGGTGGTATAAGGCGGTGATCACGACTTCGGAGGAAAAACCCACCAAGGCGCAGACGGGCAGTTATCTGCAACTCGGACTTGAGGTGATTGAAGGACCGATGCAAGGGCGCAAGCTGACAGATCGCCTTAACCTGAACAACCCGAACGCAACAGCTTCTGAGATTGCATATCGCACCCTCTCGGCAATCTGCCACGCGGTTGGCATCATGACGCCTCGGTCATCGCAGGACTTGCACGACAAGCCGCTGATGGTGAAGGTGAAGGTAAAGCCAGCAGACGGCCAATACAGCGCTTCTAACGAGGTGGTCGGATACGAAGCACCGGGAAAGCCAGTTCAGCAGGAGACGGCATCTGTGGCTGCTTCTGGCGGCGCTACGCCACCTTGGAAGCGTAAGTAACGTCAATCAAGACCTGGACCGTTGCGGCGGTCCAGTGCTGGATAGATGGAGGCTGAAATGACTATTGGAGAGTTGAAGCGGATTATCGACAGCGTGCATGAGTTGCATGGGCCGGATGCAAGGACGGCATTTGTTTATCAACGCGCATCTGGTCGCACTGGCATGGGTGACATTTCTTCATTTCGCGTGAGCGTTGGCGCGCATACCAAGTCCATTCACTTCAACGTGGATTATCCGCGCGGGGAAGCTGAGAAATGAACTTGGAACAATATGTCACCCCGGCCACGGTGAAGGCGATTTATGATCACTATATTGCCAAGCGGAAGAACGAGCATAGGCCGCACTTGGGCGGATCCCAGATCGGCAATGAGTGCGAAAGGGCGCTTTGGTATCAATTTCGCTGGGCTTGGTCGCCACACTTTGAAGGGAAACAGCTTCGCCTGTTTGAGACTGGAGATCGAGAGGAGGAGCGGATTGTTTCCAACCTGCGCGCTGTTGGCGTGACGGTTTGGGACCGTGACCCAGAGACGGGAAAGCAGATCCGCTTTACCGCCTGCGATGGTCATTTTGCTTTGTCGCTGGATGGGGTGGGCGATGGCTTTGCCGAAAGCAGCAAGCCGCATACGCTTAAGTTCAAGACGATGAACGAAAAGAACTTTGCCGCGATGAAGGCAAAAG